TGTAGATACTGACTGCGTTGACATATAAACAATGCCTTGTATCGGCGACAAAAATTGCACAACGTTTGCTGAGTCAATTTCGCCGCCTTGAAAAACAACTTGTTTGCTAGGCGCAAACCATACCGGGCCAGCCTGATCTAAAGTTTGCACCGTATGTCTATGGTCAGCACGGCTAGACAGAACGGTAAGACGGTTGCGTTGACGGCGCTTGTCGGTTGGTGGCTGACTGAGATGCCTAAGCACCGGGGGCTACCGCAAACCGTGTTATCTACAGCGCACCGTTTAGATCTTGCAGTCATGTTGTACGACAAACTTGCCGACATTCTTGAGTTGCGGTTTGGTGCAAAACTTATGCGGTCTTATGGCCGTAATCAGGTCACTATGCCTGACGGTACTAAATGGTTTATTCGTGCAGCCAACTCGAGTGTCGGTCACGGTATGTCTTGCGACCTGATTGTGGCTGACGAGATTTGGGATATTGGCTCAACGGTTATTGACGGCGGTTTACTACCTGCTCAGCGCGCTCGACGTTCGCCATTGTTGTCGGCGTGGTCAACGGCTGGCACAGAGGCAAGTACCGCGATGCAACGTTGGCGCGAGCAGGGGTTGCGATCTATTGACCGTGCTGAGCCGTCAAGTCTGTATTTTGCTGAGTGGTCGCCACCGCCTGACATATCGCCTATGGACAGTCGCGCATGGGGTTGGGCTAACCCAGCGCTAGGCAAAACTTTGACACTAAAAACTATTGAGGCTGAGAGCGAGAACCCTGACCGCGCAAGTTTCTTACGAGCGTCGTGCAATCTTTGGGTTGCTAGTGACAAGTCTTGGATACAGCCGGGTTTGTGGCCTGAACTTGAGTACACAGACCCGATGCCTGACGGCGGCACAGTCGCCATAGAAACGTCGCTAACTGACGACCGTTATTTTGCCACTCGAGCCGTTGTGCTTGACGATCGCCGCACCGTCGTGACTGTTGAGTTTGTTTGCGACACATACGACGAGATGTTGCAACACGTTGAGCGTCTAGCCAAAAACACGGCAATCAAATTTGCGATATCACCGTCAATAGATATTCATTGGCCGTTAGCGCTAGAACGTCGCCGAGCGATTGTCGGCTATGGCGAGATACTTAAATTTACGCCGCGCATCAAGTCAATGATCCACGAAAAATTGTTGTGGCATACAGGCGAAAATATGCTTGCTGAACACGTACAACGCGCCGTCGCGGTACGCAGTCAAAACAGCATTGCACTATCTAGCCAACGATCACCTGGCCCGATCGAGTTAGCACGCTGTTTAGTTTGGTGCGCCGCACTTGCAAGCCGACCTACCGCAACAGGTAAACCTATGATCGTTGTGGCTAATCGCTAGTATGCAAAACGGGTGGCCGTCGTTTACCTATGCTTTCTCGGTTACGTTCGCGGCGGTCACCTATCAACACGGGCAAGCAATACGCGTGGCATACTTAGCCAATGGCAATCTTTAGTCGAGGTATAAACAAGGCAGCAATTAGCCCGTCTGTAGATAAAGCGGCAGCGGCTGGCAACAATTACAACGGCAACAATGCTGGGCTACCAATGATCGGGTCTTACTTTAGTTACATAGAGGGCGACGCACGTAACCGTGCAATTAGTGTGCCAACAATTAGTCGAGCGCGCGATCTTATGGCAAGCGTTTTGGGTTGCATGAATTTGCGTATGTACACAGAAATTTGGAATGGCAATGAAATGGAAAAAGTGCCGGCAGCGCCGCGCACATGGTTGCGACGCATAGACCCGTCTGTACCAAACAATTTTTTAATGTCGTTTACGTTTGACGATTTGTTTTTTTACGGTCGTGCGTTTTGGTACATAACTTCACGCACAGCTGACGGATACCCAGCATCGTTTACACGTCTTCCAGCCGGCAGCGTCACTACTCAAGACATGGCAGGCCCCGTGTGGTTTGCACCATCAAAGGCCGTCTACTTTCAGGGCGGCGAGATAGATCCTTACAACCTTGTACAGATTCTTAGCCCGACGCAAGGACTAATTTATTCTGGAACGCAAGTAGTCGAGACAGCATTAAAGATTAACGACGCACGCACACGCAACGCATCTTCCAGCATCCCAGCCGGCGTACTTAAACAAACTGGAGGCGAACCGCTAAGCGCACAAGAATTAGCCGATCTCGCTGCATCGTTTAACGCGGCACGCGCAACTAATCAAACGGCCGCGCTCAATGAGTTCTTATCGTACGAACCGACAACAATGTCGCCAGACAAAATGCTGCTCATCGAGTCAGCAAACTACAGCGCACTAGAAACTGGTGGACGGATCGGCAATGTGCCGCCATATTTGATCGGCGTATCGACCGGGTCTTACTCGTACCAGTCGTCACAACAGGCGCGCATGGACTTGCTGTTCTTTGGTGTAAAACTTTACGCCGACGCAATAGCAGAAACATTGTCAATGAACAATGTGCTACCGAACGGCACTTTTGTTGCCTTCGATTACGAGTCATATCTTGAAGAGAATTATTTAGCAGACAAAATGGAAACACCAACAGAAGAAAACACGCAAGAGGAGATCGCAAACTCATGATCAGATTTACCGCACCATCCGTCAGCATCGACGCAGCAGCAGGCGACGGCACACCATCACGAACCATCACAGGAATCGCAGTTCCTTACGGAGTCGCGGCAACAGTCGCCGACGGAACCGAAGTCATCTTTGAACAAGGCAGCTTGCCAGTCGAAGGCAAAGCGCCGCGCCTCTACATGAACCACGACAGCAATCAGGCCATCGGAATTGTCACCGAGCGCGTAGACACTCCAGAAGGCATGCTGTTTAGTGCCAAGATTAGCAAGACCGCTGCAGGAGACGAAGCCCTACAGCTCGCCCTAGACGGCGTATTGGACTCGGTATCGGTCGGAGTAAACCCAACCAAGACTCGAGCAAACAAAGACGGATCGCTAACAGTGTTAGCAGCCGACTGGATTGAGTTGTCTATGGTGCCAGTTCCAGCTTTTGCTGGAGCCATGATCACAGACATCGCAGCGAGTATCCACCACGAAGACGAAGAAATAAGTATCATAGAAACAGAACCTACACAGGAGAACGAACCCATGTCAGAGCCAACAGTCCCAGCAGTAGAAGCAACAATTCCAACTGCACCAATTCCAGCAAAAGCAAAGCGTGAATTTAAGTTGCCATCAGCTGGCGAATTTATGGCTGCTTATCACATCGGCGGAGACACATTCTCCAACATGAACGCAGCAGTCGCAGAATTTTCTGCATCACAGCGCACATCACTTCAAGCAGCTGCAGGCGATGTCTTAACTTCTGACACACCCGGCTTGCTCCCAGTGCCCGTTTTGGGACCGCTCGTACAGGACCTAAATTTCCTTCGTCCTGTAGTCGAGGCTGTAGGCGCTCGCGCTTATCCTGACAACGGACGCTCAAAGACTTTTACTCGTCCAACAATCACGACACACACAAGCGTCGCTGCACAATCAACCGAACTTTCTGCAGTGTCAGCGACCACAATGGTCATTGCCGCGAACTCGGTCACAAAAAGCACACTTGCTGGACAAGTAAGTTTGAGCGCACAAGATATTTCGTTCACTTCGCCAGAAGCCATGTCACTTATCTTGAATGACTTGATGGGCGAATACATGATCGCATCCGACAACTTGGCTGCAGACAACTTGCTTAGCGCAGCAACATCGTCTGGAGTTTGGGACGGAACAGTTGCCGACTTGCTGAAGTCAATCTATGACTCGGCAAAAGATGTCTCAACCAACCGGAACTGGATGCCGACACACATGTTTGTCTCGGTTGATGTTTGGTCACAACTCGGTCAGCTTGTAGACACAACCAATCGACCAATCTTCCCATTTATTGGCGCAGGACTTACAGGTCAGAACGCACTTGGAGCATCAAACGCAGGATCATGGAACGGAACCCCAATGGGTCTCCAACTTGTAGTGGACAGCAACTTTGCTGCAAAGACTATGATCATCACTCGAGTCGGTCAGGGCCAAGGCGATGCTTACGAATTTTACGAAAGCATTCAAGGCCTGCTTAGCGTGGACACTCCTGCAACTTTGGGTAAGACCATGAGCTTTCATGGCTATGTCTCAACCTTTGCTGCAATCTCTGGAATGATCCGCAAGATCACACAGGCCTAGTCGAGAGCGGAGCATCCGCTCATGGCTGTTTACAGCGTTACGCAGAAATACCTCATAGACAACTACGCCGTAGTTCAACTTCTTACCGATGCAGAAATTGAACTCGGCGCAAGTGTCGTTCTTGCCGGGGTAGATGCAACCTTTAACGGAACTTACACAGTCCGCGCATTACCGCAATACCTGTATGTCGGCATAGATACCGAAGGCGATCTTCTTTACGATGTAAACATTCCAATCGCTAATCAAGTGCTGGTTGCAAAGACCGCCGATGATGTCACGCGCACCGCTGCTACTGGCACGCTGACTATTACGCAGACTTGCACTTGGGTCACTGCAGCAAACATTGAGGACTGGCTGGGCATCGGCACAGCTACTGCAGCTGACGCCGCCTTTCTAACAGTGTGCGCCAGTGCAGCTTCACAATTCTGCTGGCGTCGAAGAATGGAAGCGGGCTATGTGGACTCGCTTACGACCGTCCCTTCGCAAGATGTATTTTTAGGAACCCAGATGTACGGTGGCGCGCTGTACCGCCAACGCGGATCAGTAGATCAATACGCTTCATTCCAAAACATGGGAGTAACTCCAGTTATGGGTCTGAACGGAATGATCCGCCAGTTGCTAGGAATTGATCGTCCGCAGGTCGCCTAATGGCTGTACCTAACTACACCGATCTCTTTAACGAAGGCTACGACGATCTTGTAGCAAAGCTCTCAACGGTCGTAGGGCTACAGGTCAATAACGATCCACGCAACATCTCTCCACCTTCCGTCTTCGTCAATATTGATTCCATAGATGGCTATAACTACAATGTCGCAAAACTGAATTTCACACTCCAGATCATCACGCTCGGCCCGGGCAACTTAGACGCCCAGAAAAGCCTGCTCAATATCCTTGCCCAGATCTACGCCTTGAACATTGGGGTCGTATCTGGACGCCCAACCAACCTAGATATTGGTGGCTCGACGCTTCCTGCTTATGAGCTGTCGGTCTCGACTGTCGTGCAGACTGCCTAATCCACACTCTCGGTCTCATTATGTGTCAAACTAAAACCAACACTTCCAAGGAGTAATTATCATGGCTGCAACAAGTACTATTCTCTCAAATCCAAAAGTCCTAGTCGGGGCAACTAATCTCACGGGCTGGTGCACAAGTGCCA